CTTGCCAGATGTCCACTGCAATTATCATCGCAGCTTCTCGTATTGCAGGGGTGCTCGCATAAGATTGGGTCTTGTGTTCTGGGCCTCTTGCGTTGCCATAAGGTACTACTTTATGAAAATTTTGATTGGCTGCTGTTTTTGCATATTGCACAAATGAATATCCGTTAGGGTAATTAACTTGACCATATTGATACATAAATACTGGGATAAGGCTAGTTGTGCCTGTGCTCGGCGGTATTGTGCCAGTAATTGTGTAAGTGCCGTTAAATGGCGTACCACAAGCGCTTACTACTATTTGTTGACCTGTTACAAATGCGTTTGGATTAGCCAGCATAAGTGTTGCCACGTTATCTTGTAATGCTGTGCCTACTACTGGGGCATCATTGTGCCATAAGTATTGTTGGATTAAATCTTCTGCCGATTGACAACATTCTTCCACAGTCGCATCAGAGTAGAGTGAACCAATACCAAGATTTGCCCTTAACTCGGCTGTCGTAACAAACGTTGCTGGCATCTCTACTCCTTTGCTAATAGCTCTCTGGGGCTAGGGCTACTAAACCCCAGAGATTACTTATTTAATCGGTGTTATCAGGTTTTCTTGTACTTCAAGATTCCGTTAGGCATCTTGGCGATTGTTGCCATGTATCCATAGATTGCAACCTGTACTTGTAGGTTGGAAACTACGTTTACAGACATGAATGCCTGTGGTGAGCGATATACGGTAAATGCTTCTGGTGCAAGGATCACAGCAGAATCATCGTCAAATGTAGTCGCTGAGAAGTTTTTATCCACGTAGAGATCCAATCCAAGAACGTTGCCTCGAATAGATGTTGGATTTACTTGTCCAGCTGCGTTCATTGGTTGCAAAGCGTTAAATACTGGTCGCTTTGTTGTATCTTGCGCACCGATCAACGCACCCCATTGTGCTGGGTTGGCGATGTAATTCTGTGCGAAGTAACCTGTGTTTGAATAGATAGTACGTGCACCTTCAGTAGTAAATGCAACGATTCCATCAAGATCAGCAGATGTATTTGTACCATTCATACCAGCTGCAAGTAACGCAGTTAATACGGTTGTATCAATTGTCTTTAAATATGCATACTCGAGTTGCTTTGTAAGTTCTGCATAAAAGTTAGGATCCGATCTCTCAAGCAGTTCCACACTCAATGTATTCATACCTGAGTACTTGGATACTGTGCCTGTTAGATAAGCAGTTTCCATACCTGTGTTTTGTACTGCTCCAGCCTCTGCCTCAACAGTTACAACTGGTGCTACACCTGTTCCGCCACCTGAAGAAGTTACCAAAGATGGTACGTTAATTGTCATACCTGATGCTGGCAGTGTGCCTTGTGAACAAGCATCAATTGCTGGTGTGCCAAAACGTGTGTTAGTTACAAACTCGCTTAGGTATTGTGTTGGGTTGAATGCTGGGTTAGTTGAAAATGAATCATCGGCTGCAGCAATATACAGTTTAGAATCATCGTTACCTAATGCAGCTTTAATTTTGTGCTCTGTATATGATCCCATTGAATTGATTGGTGAACGTACAGAAGTTTGGATAAGTGGTGCTGTAATTACTGGGCGTGCGGCTTCTACTGTAGGAGTAGCAGCCTCTGCCTTTGCTTCTTGTGGCGCTGTTGCTAAATCTTCCACAGGAGCCTCGCTTTCTTTAGTTTCGATTGGTGTCTCTGCTTCGTTTTCACTAGCAGCAACTTTAGTTACTTGCGCAGCGCTAAACGCTGGACTTTCGACAAGGCTGACCTCTTTAAGGGTGGCACTTGTTACATATAAATACTCTTTTTTCTGCACAGACTTGTTTACATCCACGCCGACAGATAAGCCATCGATTAATTGCTCACCAGCAAGAATTAAAGCATCTTGACCTTGCATGCTGGCGCTAATTTTGAAGCTAGCGTAAATGCCGTCTTCTTCTTGGTTAAATTTTTGCATTCTACCAATAGGGCGCTCTGGGCTGTGCTGCATTAGCATTTTTACCTTGCCAGGATCACCGATCTCAATTGAGCCTTTAGCAAATACCACTTTACCGACTGAGGTGTTGCCCACTTCTTCGAACGGTACAATTTTGCCAGCGATTACTCTGCGCTCGCCGTCTGCGCTTTCTATATGGCTACTGAACGTAAGTAACATCAGTGTCCTCATTTCCATTAGGGGTCATATTTTCCATTTCTTTAGCTTGCTCAACATCTATTAAACCAAGACTTAGCATTTTTTCTATTGCTTCTAAACGCTTGATGGTATCTGCTCTTAAAAACGACTCCTCAATTGCAAATTTTACGATGTGGCCTCTTGGCGTAATATCATCCATGCTGAGCCTATCCTCAATGGCACAAATGAATGGTTGTAATGAGTAAGCAACAAATTCTTTACGGCCATCAATGATATTTTGATAAGTCATACTATTATTCATATCTGCTGAAATATAATAAGCGGGTACGTTCATCGCCCTGGCCACTTGAGTTGCTAAGTACTGCTGCGCCTCGTTGTACATCATTTCTTTAGGGCTAAATCCTGTGGTTTCGTAAGATAATGTGCTAGTTAAATAGGCCGTTGACCTGTTTTGTCTGCTTTGCTTCCATTGCGCTAGCAATCCAGATACTTGTTGTTCTGGTAAATCTGCACCTGTGTTTTTAATGTAACCACTTGGCATAGGAGTTGCCGCAGATACAGCTGCTGCTTTTTCTATATCTAATGCGGACTGTATTGTGCGGGCAGCGGTTTGTAATACGCCTTGAGTTAGGCCCTGGAACGTAATAAGAGAGCCAATACCAGTCATAGGGGCATCAACGCCATCTACATAATATTTTTCAACCTCTGTGCCAAATCTATTTGAAGTAAATGTAACTCGATTATTAGCGACCCACTCAAATCGTGATGGTCTTAAATCATCGGCATATAATTCTGTAACTCGCCAGTAAGCTACTCCGTAAAACAGCAGGCTATCGACAGTCCAGCTGATAGTGACGGATCGTGGTTGCCGATAGTCTGGCTGCTCTAACCAGAGAGGACTTGCCAACCTCCCACCAGTTGACTTTTTGTAAAGTTCAAGTGGCAGATAAGAAACTACACCAGCTATAAGGTTTCTGCAACGACTAACTGCGGGTACTTGCATTGCAAAATTGCGATCAAGGCCGCCAGGGAAATTGCCGACACCTGTTGTAAATGAACCATAGCCATAAGCCGTGTCCATAATTGCTGGGGCGTATTGCGCTTGAACGGATTCTTTATTTTTAGTTATGCGTAAAGCGGACAATAGACCCATATACACATAATATACCTAAAATGGACAATTAGTGCAAATTAGACAATGATTTGTGCGGTTCTTTGTGGCTTTGTTAATTCTGTTGCCACCATAGCCAAACTAATGGCTGCTGTGACATCGCCAGCGCTTTTTCTGCGAATTATCCTCCATCCAGCGTCATTTGTTTTAGCTGCGCAATTATTTAAATGTTGTACTAGATCCGCCTGGCCAGAATGCACCAGTCGCCCGTTAGCCATTGCATCAGATAGATCAGAACACGCCTGGTAAAACGCCTGACCCGATATGTCCTGCATTCTCCAACCGCTTTGCTCTAGTTTGGTCGCTAAACTTTGTGTTGCGTATTTGTCATAGCAGATTAATGTCGGGTGATACTTGCGTGCCCATTCATTTATATCGCTAGCCATCTTGGTTTCATCAACAGCTACTTCGCTGCTCCATAATTGGGCTAAGCCAACCGCTATCTTGCCGTCTTTCATCTGGCCCATTACTAAAGCGCCTGATCTTCGTGTTGGCGCAATGTCAAATGCCATAATGGTCGCTGGGCCTACAGGTATTTCTAGATTGCTATCACTGCAAGCCTCGATTGATCCATAAACCCAGGGACTCACAGCGCTATCAACCCATTGGCAAAGCATCTCGGTGCGAGTAGCCTCAATGCTGTTAGTATTGACCGACTCTTCTAGTGTTTGCTCGGTTATTAAATGTCCCAGGGCTGGATTTGCCATAGTCCAGGCTTTACGGTCGTGTATCTTGCAATGTTGTGGTGCGCTGTACTCATAATAACCTAAATTAGCTGGTGGGTAGGACATACACCGTTCTTTGAGGTCATTTAGCACAGTACTAAAACCATCGCCTGCGTTACTTGTCATTAAAGTCATAGCATTGGGCCTAGCTCGTGTAACAGGTAGCGCTGCCGTAAAGGCTTCCTCAGACCATTCTCGCAACTCGTCAAGATACAAGAAATCTGCGGTCTTACCACGTGGCGCATCTCTAGTAGCTGCTGCAATTTCATACCTAGCGCCATTTAATAGTGCAATAGACTCCTGGCCGTTAGCCAATCGGATCTGGCGTACTTGTTTAGATAAGAAATCGTTATCTTCTATCGTATAAGCCACTTGCCTAAAGGTATCTAGCGCCATATTTCTATTAGAGGACATACCAAGTACATTTTTAGAGCCCCATAAGAATAGATGGCTTAATATGAGCATACGAGCTAGGTGAGTCTTGCCATTTTGACGAGCTACAAGAACCAGCGCCGATTTCTTTAGAAACGCCCCGCTTGCATCTACCGACAGCAAATCATCTAGCACCCAGCGTTGCCAGGGAATAAGCGGCAGGTTTATCTTCTCAGCTAAGTCCGCTACTTCTTGCGCCTTGCTTGCGGTCTTTAATAAAGGCGTGTGGATTCTAGGCTGCGTGCTACCAATCAACCCTAGCCCCCGTTTGATAGGTATTACTTCTGCATCGTTATTCATCGCTTTGTAGCCCTTCTGGTCGTATGAATGGTGATTCTGGCACTGAACTTACCGTA